CATTTGTGCTTGATAATTCGATATATTAACTTAAGTTTCAACTACTTCTGTAATTTTTACCGAATCATTGTTAAAGAGTAAGTGAGACGACTATTTAACAGGCCGGGGGCATTTTTTGTGCCCTCCCCCGAAGGGCGGTGTGGATCAGTCCATGCGGTACGGTTCCAAGTCAATACTGTCCCTGGCATTCCATCCGTCAAGCTGTGCCTGTTGGATATGTTCCGAGAAGGCGCGATAGAACGCCTCGATGTCGGCAGGATTCTCAAACCGGCGGTAGACCGGCTCCTCGTCGGTGCCGAACTTGAACACCACCGACACGCCATTACCCATCTTGCTTTGGATGTAGGCGCGCTCATAGTTGGTCTGATTCTCGGCCGACAGCCATACCGGGACACCTTCATAGGTGAAGCCGGATATGATTCTCTCGCGTGTGGCGTCGCTGATCCATCCCTCGATAAGAGATTTCACCTCGTCGACAGACGGACGGTGGTCGAACTCCGCCTCCATGTAGGAGGTGGTGCCGGATTCATCGGTCGACACATCCCAGCGGACGCGCCATTTGTTTTTGACCGGGTTTGTACACTCCAGGAGTGCCACATCAGGATTGCCTTGGACTCTGCGCATGGTTTTTAAGTGAAGATGTATTTTGTTCTGCCCTGTCCGAATGACTCCGTCTTCAGTACGGTGGAGAAGGGGAAACCGTCGGGCTGTTCCTTGATTTGCTGGAGGATGTTCTTCATCTCCTCCGAGTTGGTGAAGAACTTTTTCTTCTCGCCGTTGACCTCGATGGCCACAACGCAACGGTCTTCGCCTTGCGATGTCTTTACGCCCATCTCGAAGTCATACACCACGATAGGGAGGTTGGTGAGTTCCCGGATGCTTACCACCGCCCCGGGAAATCGCTTTTTGCCGTCATCGGGCTTGTAAGCGACGTTTAGGTCTTTGAATGATCTCATTTCTTTGCCTGTTAATTTATTAAAGAGGTTATTACACTGTGCGTGCTTGGCCATCCCGTAGAACGAGGCTGTCAGCACGCTTCTTCGTTTCCGGCTCTTGACTTCGCCCATCTTTCGGGCGAACTTCTGCTTTATGCGCTTGCGGATAAGCGCATGGGTGGGGTGGATGACATAGCCCAGGAAGTCGATGCCTTCAGTAACCGGGAACACCCTCTCGTTGGCTTTGATCTTCAGACCGATGCTTTCAACACATTCATGCACGATATCGCGTATGCGCCAAAGCTCCTCCTTGCTGCCGGCCAGAACCGCCCCGTCATCGCAGTAGCGGTAGTAGAACCGTGTGCGCAGCCTGTCCTTGAGCGGATGGTCGAGGGCAACCGACAGCAGTAGATTGCACAGCCCCTGCGAGCTCCTGAGTCCTATGCTCACACCCTTGGGCATCATGTGTACGAACCGCTCCAGTATGGCAATCAGCTTGGCATCCTTGAATATACGCCGGACACACTCGATGATGGTCTGCTGGTCCACACTCTCGTAAAACTTTGAGATGTCGAACTTGTAACAGTAGCGTGTGTCGTCGGGATAAGCGCGGAGGTCGCTCTCGATATACGCCTTCAGGTCGTGCATGCCGCGCCCCTTGATGCTTGCCGAGGTGGTGCGGATGAATCGGCGCTTGAGGTGTTCGTCAACCACCGACATGACGGCATGTACGGCTATGCGGTCCTTCATTGTCAGAACCTGTATGTGCCGTTCCTTGCCTCCCTCGATGATGGTGCGCTCCCGGTAGCCACTCTCGATTGTGTAGCTGCCGTCGGCAATCTTTGCCGACAGCTCCGCGATAATCTCCTCCCGGTGCGCGAGAAGGTACCGGCCCTGCCGGGAGCGCTTTCGTGCCGTGCCCCGGAGAACCTGGTCGAATGACTGCGCCATATTGGGGTAGGCAACAATCTCCTCGATAATATGTCCTTCTCTTCGCATGGGTGGATGTGTTGAAAATAATAATTTGTCAGGCTCCTTGAGCCTTCCGGTCACCGGGTCCGGGTTCTTCGAGCCTTGCAGCCTACCAAACCCTGCCCGAGCACTTGATGTTCCGGCTTTCCGCACTGGGATTATGCGCTGTTGCCGAGGCTTGCCCCTCTCGGCACCTCGATGGGGACACGTCCCCGGTGATGTACGCCGATTAGAGGTTGTCCAGGCGCGACCCGACATTCGCGTTCGCATTCGAAGCATCGTTATTCGCATTCGCGTACGACACGCCGCCATTCGCATTCGCGTTGTTGTTGCCGCGATAGACCACACGGCCTATTGAGGGACACCGCCTTATAGATTGCAAATTTACGCATAATCCGTGTTCCGACTGGAATGAATTAACAGGCAATTCGTCGATTATTCTTTAACGGGTGTTACCGGTGGCCCGAAAATTACCGAGCGATGCCACCTGCCGGGACGAAATGCGATGATAGCACAATAGGCCGCAAGCCGGAGGTAGTCGAAGAATCCCGGGGCGAATACGCCGTTATGTAACTCTTGTCCGATAATGTCGCGGATTCTATCAAAATTGACACACCCCTGGCTATGGGATTCCGCATGAATCCGGGTCATAAGGCAATGGACGAACCATTTTTTGCCCTCTTGGAACTTTTTATTGCGGTGGTTATTACTTTTTTTACTCATAAACTTTTGTGTTTGAGATATTGTTTGTAACTTTGCACAAAGCATCGAAGGAATGGTAAACTGGCATTTGAGACCTAAGATCCGCCTTTGGTGCTTTTTATATGTCATTGACCGAATAAAGAAAGTATGATGCACGGGTTCGGCCGTGTGGATCAGTTTCCACTTTCTTAGCCACATTCAGTCTTATATCTCGACCGCGAAGGGTGGTCTGGAAATAATAGAAATGCTCTATGCCGTCATTCCTGGGATGAGTGAGTCCCGAATCATCGACAAAGGTTGCATTCGCCAACAGCTCGTCAAGGTTTTTAAGGTCATCCTTTGTAAGCACACCCGACCGTCTGAACGTGTCGGAGAAGAGGTGCTTGTTGCCGTAGGTGGAAAAACCGACCGACACTGAGGTACTGTCGCCGACCGTCTTTTCACAACGGCGTGCAAGCAGCGGTTCCATCTCCTTGAGGTAATGCTTGCGCTCGATGGCCGTAGCCGATCTTTCGGCATTGCCTGCACACTCGTGAAATATGGCGCACGCCTGGCAGACTTCGTTATCCGGCACAAATGCCAGTTCACGACCTTTACCGCCTTTGGCGACAGGACAGGTGGAGCAGCGCCGGATTGTGTAGGGATTGTAGTCCGGGACTGACTTGCCCTCCCTGCCGGCATTGAATCGGAATATACCCTTTGTGTCGCGCTGCAGGGCCTCGTCACCCAGGCGCATAGCCTCGTCGTGGGAGGTAGCGGGATATTTCGACTTGCGCACCTGGACCACGGTACAGCGGCAGTTCCAACCGTTAGGCGGGTAGAACTCCTCCCAGAACGAATCCGATGGCGGCAGTGTGACGCGGTCGAGGGCTGCATGTTCCGGGCGCACCTTGTCATCCTGCTGTGTGCGGTACTGGAGATTGTATCGGTCGCCGTCGCGCATGAACTGCTCCCACCGGCCGGCCATTTCGGCAGACGCTGCCACAAAATTGTACTCCGCCCGGAGATAGTTGGCGTTGTATGTCGCATCGATACTCTGAACGTCATTCAAAAACCGTTCGAACGGCTTTCTATTGCCGTTTTCATCAAGCAGCGACGGGAACGCCTCGTGCAGCTCATGGAACGCCTTCATGCCGGAGAATATATAGTTGGATCGTGTCAGTCGCCGGCGCATGGCATCCGACATCTCCACCTTCTGAAATGCAGAATCCATCACCGACGCATGCGCCCCGACAAACTCCTGCACGGCGGGGTCGGCGACAAGGTCAACCCGGAACTCCGCCCCTTTCTCCTTGAATAGCGACTTCATCATGCCGGCGAACAACGAGGACAGACGCTTGCGCACATCATCGCCCGGAGAGACGAGTGTCGCCATCTCCATGCCCTCGAGCAGCGAGGCATAACGCCGGTGCAGCCCCTCGTAGTCAGAGGGGCTCAGTCGAAAAAATGCTTTTTCTCCTCCGGCTCCTCCGCATCCTTTGGGTCGTTCGTGTCCTTATCGTCTTTATTATCTTCCGCAGGAGGGAGCGACATGATGTCGCGCCGCTTTCCGACCGGCATATTGTACTTCTCCGCGAAATAAGACGGGTCAACCTCGTAGCGGTCGGCAATCATAGTTTCATAGGCCACCTGTTGCTCCGGGGTATAGTCAACAGCGTCATCCCATTCAAAGCGCAGCCCCTTGACCGGGAACCCGTGCAGGATCATCAGCGGGATAAGCTGATTGTTTATGATGTCGCGCAGGAAGTCACGGTCAGACTCCACCAGATTCATGAACACCTGCAGGTGGGTCTGCGACTGGGAGAGCGACGAACCGTCCTCGATGGTCATGGTCTGGCCGATGACAAGTTTCGACAGCTCCGAATTGGCGCGGTCGATACGCTTGTCATAGACATTGAAAGCGTCACCCTTGCCGGACTCCACAAACTGAATCTCAGTTTCCATGCCGGTCACTACACCCTGGTTTGCTCCGCCGTTGTAGATCATGTCCTGCAGACGCCGGAACTCCTTCGGGTCACGGGTGGTGGTGCGTGCGATGCGCCAGGGCATGCCGAATACCTCCGCGAAACAATCCCAGAACGTCATGGCATGTTTTTTCGGGATGGTGTGCAACGCGGCCTTGAGCAATAGCCCGAGGTCGTCCGGGCGGCCGGCCTCAATCAGCCAGTCACGCCATGGACGCTCCCGGTACTCAATGCCGGTTTCCCAGTTCATACCTACGCGCTGTACTACGCGCCCCTTCTCCGGGATCACATGCTTTCGGGGAATGAGCGATACGCCGGAGAACGCCGGATGGCCGTCGCCGTCGGTAATGACATCGCCAAGCTCGATGAGCGAGTGGCCCCACCAGATAGACTCAAGACACAGGCGGCACAGATCCTTGAACCATGCCTGGTCGAACAGATGCTCCGCAGACTCGTCCTGCTTGCCCTTCTCGTTAACGAGCTTGAACGAGCGCGACATCACGAACCCAACGCGCTGCTGTATGCAGCCCGAGAGGTGCGAGTCCGTCATGGCGTCCCGGTATATGTCGTAGAGCTTTTGCCTGGAAGGGTGGCGTGGATCAATAGAAGACTGCCATGCATGGCGCCAGTCCTCGATGTCATTTTTGGTGAAGAACTCAGCATAGCGGTGCAGCTCCAGGATAACCGAGGACTGCTTCTGTATCTTAGACCGGACCGTTTTCTGCTCCCTGGTCAGTTTTTGTCGTTTCGTCTTACGTGCCATGTTACCAATCGTGTCTTAATCGGGGTGAAGAGTGATAGGAAGTGCCGAATCCGGCAAAGCCGTCATCGACGGCGGCGAGAGGTAGGTCGGGAACAATCCTGCCGGCCTGTACTCCCTCGAGCCATTTTATGGCGCGCTCGTAACGCTCCTTGCGTATCTCGCTGCCCATCTTCTGCGGTTGCGATGCCGAGAGGTGATAGAGCGCGATGTCGGCGGTGTACATCACTATGAGCCGGTTGCGGTCTGCTCCTGAAGCCGAGAAAATGGCATCGGTATCATATACCGGGCGCAGATAGCCGGAAATCTCCTCGATGGCCTCCACCTCTGCGTTTGCTATATTTTCAGGGGTAGACTGGGATACGACCTTCAAAGCCGCCTCACCGATAACCACCCTGTAATCCTCGTTGTCGATAAACATAGTTACCACATGTTTTTAGGTGAGCGACGCGGAATCGCCACCGGTTTGAAAATCTCCTGCCGGGTACTACGTTGAAGGAACCATATCGCACCTTCGTCGGCATCCGGCGCGTCGTCATGCACGCGGGAACCACGCTCGAGAGCAAGAGTCTGCTCGATGCCGACCTGCATGTCCGGCGAATCTTTCAGAGCCTCGTTGTAGAACACAAAGCCGCGCTCCCACAACGGCGACACCGCCTCGATGCGCTGCACCTTATCCGGCTTAGTGCGCTTATCGGGCATAATTGGCAACTGGTATCCACGGATGTTGCCCTCGGTAGCGAATTCATCAAGAATGATATCCTGGAGCATATTGGCCTCTATATAGAAATTGACAACCACGTTGTCGGGCAAGCTCTCATAGAGGTTATAGAGCCACCGTACCATGCCGGACACAGTGTCCTGACGCACATAGCAGTCGATGAGATGAAGCTCCGTGCCGATTTTGCCCCACAGGCGGCAGGCCTTGTAGTCGTTAGCGGTTGATGACTTGAACGACGGGTCCGTGTAGCACACAAGCATGTCATACTTGTCGAGTTTCGGCAGACGCTTGAACCGGATCCATTCATGGCGGAATATGGTGCCGTCAGTGATAGGATTGTGCATCATCTCTTTCTCCCACGCACGATATCCGACGAAATCCTTGTATGCCTGAGCCTCATCCTTGGTCCATTTCTCGGCCCATACCGGATTACCATCCTTATCGACGGCTTTTATCTCGGACACGTGGACACCCTTGGATCCGGCGATATTGGCAAGTACCGAATTTTTGGAAATAAGGTTGCCCACCATTATGAAGCGGCCGCGGCCCACGTCGAGCGCGCCGAAAAGAGCCTCCTTCACCCAGTCGGTCAGTTCCTTTACGCGCTTCTCGTTGCGGCAAAGCTCGTCGTCGTCCAGATCGTCGATCACGATATAGTCCGGGCGCGCCTCGCGGTCGCGGAGGCCGCGTGGCGACTGCCCACGGCCCACGGCGAGGAACTTGGCCCCGCCCTTGGTCTTGAACTCGCCCTGCAGCCACAACCCGAGGTTCTTCTGCTCCCCGAAATCGGCAATCAGCTTCTGGTTGTATTCAAGTTCAGCCTGAAGGTCGCCGAGCAGACGGTTTGCACTCTCCTGGGATTTGCCGACGGTAATCATGAAATTGATGAGCCTCTTCGGTTGGAAAATAAGCCAAAGAGGGATGAACACACCGATATGGGTGGACTTGGCATGGCCGCGCGGCCATTTGAACACCGCCTTCAGGTTCGGCGTGTTTTTTATCTTGAGCGCCGCCTTGGTATGGAACGGCGCATTGTGAATCATACGGATTACTTCCCCGGTGGTCTTGTCGCGGAGGGTTAGGAAGTGGGCGAAATAATACTCGCAGAACTCGTCGTAGTTTGAGAGCAGCCGTTTGATACGGCGCTCTTTCTCGACCGGCGACTCCTTTACAACGGACAAGGATGCCGCTGTCAGTGCCTGGACTACGCGGCAGTGTTCCTTCCACTGCGCGAATGCCTCCTTCTGTTCCTTGGTAAGTTTAGTCGCCATATTCCACGAGCGCCCCCTTGTTGAATGATTCGATCAGGAATCCGTCCTGTAGTTTGTTGAGCTTTTTGATGAACTCGATGGTTACCTCCGGGTCGACCTTGGCACGGTGTTCGAGATATCTGGAGAATGAAGTGAACACCTCGATGGCGGCCACTACATTAGCCTGCGACTTGTCGAGTTTGTCAATGGCGGCAGTGAGTTTAGAGAGTTTGTCGCCGAGGCTGTCTATAAGGGCGAGATCACCCGATTCATTTACCTTGTCGAGCAGCGTGTTCGTCGCCAGGAGCAGCTTTTTGATAAGTTCCGGGCGAGTGATGGTCTTTGCCGCGCGGGTGGCCTTCCAACCATCGGCGGCACACCATTTGGATATAGTGACTCTTGACACGCCAATCATCTCGGCGATCTCGGTCTGCTCCTTCCCCGAAAGATACAGGGTACGTGCCAGGTCTCTCTTTTTTTCAAGTTCAGCTTTTGTCATGTCGATAATGATTTTGGCGCTTTTCTTTGCGGTTAAAAATAACAGCGGTGCAAAGCGGCTTACGCCGATAAGCAGTGCAAAAGTGCGAATACCGGGGGTACTCTCAAAAAAAGTGTGCAACCATTGCATAGAAGTGTGCAACCATTGCACACTTTTTTGGAGGGCAGCGGTTTAACCCGCAATTTTGCATCGAAATCATTATCGCACAGACATGGGCAACAGAGTAAGACTGACAAACGACACGCTCAACAGCTACGGCTACCGCGTCCTCACCGACGGGGTGGACATCACCCAGTACGAGCGCAACCCCATACTCCTTTACATGCACAACCGGGGCAAGGCCATCGGGCTTATAAAAGACATAAGTAAAGAGAACGGGGAGATAACGGGAGAACTCGCATTCGACGAGGCCACCGAGCTTTCGACCCAGTGCAAGAAGCAGTGGGAATTCGGCTCACTCCGCATGGTGAGCATCGGCTTCGAGGTAATCGAGACGAGCGAGGCCGCCGAGCTTATCGTGCCGGGGCAACGCTACGCCACGGTGACGAAGGCGCGCCTCATAGAAGTGTCGCTCGTCGACATCGGTGCCAACAACGACGCCATCCGGCTCCACAAGGACGGACAGTTAATAACGCTGAGCGAGGGCGGCGACTGCCCCCTCCCGAGGCTGAACCATAAACCAACCAACAACCAACCGCAAATGGACATCAAGACACTCGCCCTGACACTGGGCTTGCCGGAGACGGCAGACGAGGCGGCGGTCAACGCCAAACTCGCGGAACTCAAACAGAAAAACGCCGAGGCCGACAGCCTCCGCCAGGAGAACGACAGCCTCAAACTCGCGCAGATCACTGCCGCCGTCGACGGTGCTATCGCCGCCAAGAAGATTCCGGCAGAAAAGAAGCAGCACTTCCTCGATTTGGGCAAGGCCGTGGGCATCGACACTCTCACCGCCACTCTCGACGCCATCGCTCCGGCACAGAAACTCAGCTCCACCCTGGAGACCGCCCCGGCTGCCGACGATGCCCCTAAGGCCGGTCCGTGGGAACTGCGCATGGCCGAAATCCGCGAGAAACTCAAGAAACAATAACCGCTAACACCATACACCAATGGCAATCCAAGTAGACAACACCAACTACAACGGCGAGGTACTCGAGCGCATCCTCACCGTGGCCGCCACGAGCAACGAACTCGTGGAGAAGGGTCTGATCATGGTCATCCCCGGCGTCAACAAGAAAATCAGCATCCCGCGCCTGAAGGTGGGCAAGATGCTCCAGAAGCGCAAGGAGAATCCCACTGTCGAGGACAGCAAGGGGGACTTCAACTGGTCTGAGCAGGTGCTCGAGCCCCACGACTTCATGGCCTTCACAGTGTTCAACCCCCGCTCTTTCGAGCATATCTGGCGCAAGTGGCAGTCCACCGGCAACCTCGTGTTCCGCAACCTGCCCCCCGAAGGTCAGAACGCGCTGCTCGACGCGCTGTCCAAGCAGGTGCAGTTCGAACTCGGCGACCACTATGTCAACGGCGAATATGCCGACGGCACCGACGACACCAAGCTCATGAACGGCATCCTCACCCAGGCCGCCAAGGACAAGGACTGCGTCATAGTCGACGGAGCCGGCGAGACCACCATGCTCGGCAAGCTCAAGAAGATCCGCCGCGCCATCCCCAAGGCGATGCGTCAGAACCCCAATCTGCGCATCATCATGGGCGTCGATGACTTCGACACCTATGATGACGAACTGACGGCACGCGAGGCCAAGAACGCCAGCGAGACCGAGGTCAACCGCAAGCGCTACAAGGGCATCACCATCGAGACCGTTGCCGCATGGCCCGACGGCGTGATAGTCGCCACCCTCTGCTCCCCGGATGCAGACGGCAACTTCTTCGCCGCCGTCAACCTCCAGAACGACGAATCGGTGATTCAGATCGACAAGGTGGGCAACGCCTCCGAGCTGTACTTCTTCAAGCTGCTCATGATGGCCGACACCAACATCGCCTTCGGCGAGGAATTCATCGTGATGGACACCCGCGCCACACCCAAGTTCACCAAGAAAGCGGCCGAAGCCGGCAAGGGAGAAGGCAATGGCTAAACTGCTGTATCTCGTACTCCACTGCACCGCGACACCCGAGGGGCGCGAGGTGACATCTGCCGACATCCGGCGTATGCACCTCTCCCCGGTGTCTGCCGGGGGCAGGGGATGGAAGCAGGTCGGCTACACCGACATCATCCATCTTGACGGCACGGTCGAGCGCCTGGTCGACAACAACGAGGACGCCAACGTGGACCCGTGGGAAATCACCAACGGCGCCAAGGGCTACAACTCCGTCAGCCGTCATGTGGTCTATGCCGGAGGCTGTGACAAGGCGATGAAACCCAAAGACACGCGCACCCCGGCACAGCTCAAGGCGATGGAGGCGTATGTGAAAGACTTCCACCGACGATTTCCGGAAGTGAGAATAATCGGCCATAACGAGGTCGCCGCCAAAGCCTGTCCGAGCTTCGATGTCCAGAAATGGCTCAAGTCAATCGGCATAAACCAGTAATCAACCCGATAAACCAATCACAGCGATGTCCTTCAGCGAAATCCTCAACATACTTCTCGGCGGCGGCCTCGTCGCCCTGGTGGTTGCCGTGGCGACCATGAAGGCCACGGTGCGCAAGGCCAACGCCGATGCCGAGAAAGCAAATGCCGACGCGGAAAAAGCCCGGGCCGATGCCGAGACCGTGCGCATCACCAACACCGAGAACGCTACCCGGATTCTGGTGGAGAACATCGTCAAACCCTTAAAAGAAGAACTGAATGCAACACGAGAGGATCTTCAGGCCACAAAGAAAGAGATGGCCTCCACAAAACGCGAGATGGCCCGGCTGCGCAAGGCTGTCGAGGCTGCTTCCGGCTGTCGCCATGCTGATTATTGCCCTGTGCTTTTTAAGCTGCGCGACAACCAAAAAGACGCAGACGGAGCAGATTCAGGAAGTGTCGGCCTCCGAGAAGAGCGACACGACCTCGTCGGAGATCCGTTACATCCGGACGGAAACAGTCCCGGAGAGCAAGGTGAGCCTGACAATATCTGTGGACAGCCTCCTTAAGCTGCCCGAGGGCGCCGTCTACCGCGAGAGCAAAGACCGGGCGCACGTCGAGGCCACCCATCATGGCGGCGTAATCTACATCACCGGCACATGCGACTCCCTGCAGCGGCAGGTCGAATACTACGAGGCGCTCTACCATACCGCACGCGATGCCCTCGAGCAGACGGAGCAGTCGCTTAGGCGGGAGAAAGAGAAAAAATCAAAACCTTCATGGTATATCCTGCTGCTTGAATGTTCAGTCGGCTTTATAATCGGAATAGCCACTGCGAATATTTTTCCAAAACGATTCATAAAAGGATAACAAAATAACACAGCAATGAACAGCAACTTCATGTACGGCATCGGTGCCGTAAAATATAAGAACAAACCGATAGGCTATATCGCCAAAGGCTCCTTCGACATGGGGGGTACCAAGCCCGAATCCGCCGACATCGAGGCCGAGCAGGTCCCCGGGGCGTCGGTGCTGGTAATACCCCAGTCCAACGGAAAGATCGCGCCCAAGTTCGACATGATACAGCTCAACTTCGAGAGCCTCCATCAGCTTCTCGGCGGCGCGCTCGTCAAAACCGGCGAGAAGATCACCGGCTGGACAGCTCCCCGCGCCGCGATGGTCATGGACGGTCCGTGGGAAATCGCGCTCGTATCCGGGCAGTCGATACTCATACCATCCGCGACGCTGCTCTCAGACCTCGCCGGCAAACTCACCCTTACCGAGACCGCCAAAATCGAGGTCGAACTGAAAGTGACAGCGCCGGCCACCGAGGATGTCCCGCCTTACGGCGTGTTCGCCACCGACTCGCTCCCGGCTGAATGGTGCGAGGCTCAAAAGTGGCTGCTTCCTATCCCTCCCGAATCCGCAGAATAAGCCATGGACGAAGCGACAGCGAGGGCCATACAGTGCGAGGCTGCCGACGCGCTGTTGAACCGGGGAGTGTCGATTCCGCTCAAGGAATTCAGGATACCCTTCCGCAAACGCCCGGTAAAGCTGCGCGTGACACTCAAGCGACCATATATGTCCGGGCAGATAGAGTTTGCCCGGACATATATGTCAATGGACGTCACCGCAGAACAGATGGCGGCATTCACCAAAGAGGAACAGATGCGTTTCATCGCCATGCACGGACACAAGATAAGCCGTATGATAGCGTGTGCCATCTGCGTCGGCCCGGTTCGCCGGTGGTTTCTGCGCCCGGTGTCATGGTTCGTCCGCAACTGCGTCGAGATCCGCTACCAGGTGGCGGCCGCGCACAGGTTCGTGAGCCTGATGGGCACCGACCCTTTTATAAGTATTATCAGATTGGCGGAGCGGACGAATCCGATGAAGCCGAGACTGAGCCGACAGAGAAAGGGGAGTTAAAGAGCGGTTACGAACCCTCCCATAGCCCCTTCGGATTCCTTTGGCAGATAGCCGATGCCACCGGGTGGAGCATCGACTACATTCTGCACAAGGTGAACTACCAGACGCTGATCATGATGCTGAGCGACGCGCCACGGTACCGCAGCGGTTCCGGGAATAGGACATCAGCGGGCACAAGCGTTGCTTCCACCCCCGAGGAAGAAGCAAACGCGATTGAGAATTTCTTTGTAAGCAACCTAAAACAGTAACAACCATCCATGAAGCCGGTAGAGCTTGAGATATTTTTACAGGACGGAGTGTCGCCCGGTCTGAAAAAGGCCGGTCAGACCCTCTCGCGTTTTTCCGGCGAGGCCAAGGCGGAACTGCGCGAGGTCTCTGAATCCCTGAAACTCCAGAAAAGCCATGTCAGCGGCATGGAGAAGGAGTACGCCCGGCTCGAAAAGGCGCTCAAGGTCGCGGCCCCCGGCAAGGAGTGGATGGAGGCCAAGGCGCGGCTTGCGGCATACAAGGCCGAACTCGACGGCGAGAAAACCGCACTGCAGCAGCTCGAGGAACAGCAGCGCAAGCTAAAGGCCGAGGCCGAGGGGGCTGGCCAGTCGCTCCGTCAGCAACTGAAAAACGTGCGCGAGGAGATAGCCACTCTCCTGCTTGCCTACCGCTCCCTCACCGATGCCGAGAAGCAGAGTGCCCAGGGCAGGGAACTTGCCCGGCATATAGACGAGCTTACCGAGAAAGCCGGAGAACTAAACGACGCCCTTGTCGACACATCCCAGGCGGTCACCAACGCGGCCTCCGATACCCGAGCCTTCGACCAGTTGGCCGGCGGCATGCAGCTCGTGGTCGACGGATTCGGGCTGGCGACAGCCGGCGCGCAGGCACTCGGCTTGAGCGAGGCCGACCTTGTGGAGGTGCAGACGCAGCTGCAGACCGCCCTTGTCGCAAGCAACGCCCTGACCTCGATGCAGGTCAACCTTCAGAAACAGTCCGCGCTCATGCAGGGAGTCAATGCCATACAGACCAAGGCCGCGGCCGGGGCCGAAACCATCCGCACGTGGGCCGTCGGCCGCGGGGTAATCGCCACCAAGGCGGCCACCGTCGCACAGGCGGCTTTCAATGCCGTAGCCAAGGCAAACCCCTATGTGTTACTCGCAATGGCCGTTGTGACGGTCGTAGGGGCGCTGTATGCCCTTGCAAAGGGTAACGAGGCGGCCAAGAAGGCCGAGGAGGAACGCCAGGCACAACTTGAGCGCACCAAGGAGATCAACGAGGGGATTGCCCGGTCAATAGGGGAGAGCGCCGGGGCGCAGATTGCCGCGTACAACAAGTTGCAGCGCGCATGGAAGGCACTCGGCGACGACATGGCCAAGCGTCGCAAGTTCGTCGACGAGAACAAGAAGGCCTTCCGGGAACTCGGCCTGTCGGTAAACAGCGTGAAGGATGCCGAGGAGGTACTTGTCAACAATACCTCCAACGTCGTGCAATCATTCATACTCCGGGCAAAAGCCGCGGCTCTTGACAAGGCCGTGACACAGGCGTATTCCACAATGCTTGAGCGACAAGACCTGGCCCGCCGCAACGCCCGATACGGAGTAAAGTCCAACGGTGACGAAGTAAGTTATGCCGAAGCAAAGGAGCGAGGTATGGCCGGTGTCCGGACCGTGCCCCATGAACATGTTAGAGCAAATGGTGGTGGCAGATCGATGAGCAGTTGGACTACCTATACCTACGAAGTCAGCGACGCGCAGGCGTATAATGCGGCAAGCAACCGGCTTGCGCTCGAGGAACGCGACCGTCAGATCCGGGCCGCGTCCGACGAGGCCGAGCGTAGGGTTAACGAACTTCAGAGCGAGATCGGCGCTACCGAAGCGGCTCTTGAATCGCTGAAGATACCGCAGATGACCACTCCGACAACCACGCCCACCTCCGATACCACCACAAAGGACGACCGTATAGCGGCTGCACGCAAGGAAGCCGATGAACTGCGCAAACTCCGTTGGCAGAACGAGCAGGACGAAATCAACCAACTGGCGGACGGTGCCGAGAAACGCCGGCGGCAGATTGCCCTGGACTATGAAAAACAGCTTGCCGAGATAGACAGGCTGCGCCGGGATTTCGTGGCACGTAACGATGAAGCCGGCACGCAGGGTCTGAACCTTGCCGGGCTTACCGACGAGCAGCAGACCGAGATAGACCGAGCCAACAGTATCGCCATCGAATCCCGGGACCGGGCATTGCAGGATATGTACCGCATGGAGGCGCAGCACATGGCCGACTACCTTAAGGAATACGGCACATTCCAGCAGCGGCGTACAGCCATCGCGGAGGAATACGACCGCAGGATAGCCGAGACCTCCGACGAGTGGAGCCGTAAGACTCTCGAGCGCGAGAAAGCGGCCACGCTTCAGAACATCGACATCGAGGCCATAAAGCAGTCGATAGACTGGGGCAGCGTGTTCGGCGACTTCGGCACGCTGTTCCGCGACCAGTTGGAGCCGACCATCGAGAAACTACGGGCCATCACCCGGACGGAGGAATTCAAAAATTATTGCTGTCCGGTAAAACTTTGACATGATAGGAAATGGACTATTTTTATCTCATACAGCA